CTCGGAGAAATGTATGGCTGTTCCAACTACTCGTGCTGCATTTAAAGAATATTGTCTAAGACGACTAGGCAAACCTGTCATCGAAATCAACGTCGATGAAGATCAGGTAGAAGATCGCATTGACGATGCTTTGCGTTATTATTGGGATTATCATTTCGATGGCGCTGAGAAAGTTTACTATAAGCACGCTGTAACATCAACCGATAGAACCAATAAGTATATTACTCTTCCAGAAAATATTATTGGTGCAGTTAGTATATTTTCAATAGCTGATCCATCTATTCGTTCTGATGATCTTTTTAATATTCGTTATCAGATTGCTTTAAATGACTTATACACACTAACTTCAGTATCAATGCTTCCATACTATATGGTAATGGAAAATCTTGCATTAATTGCTGAGATGCTTGTAGGTAAGCAACCAATTCGATACAACAGACATATGAATAAGTTATATGTCGACATGGATTGGAACACTTTAACGGATGGTGAATTTCTTTTAGTTGAAGCTTATCAGATCGTAGATCCAACTGACTATGTAGATGTTTGGAAAGACCAATGGTTAATGAGATATTCTACTGCTTTAATTAAGCGCCAATGGGGAGCTAACCTAAGTAAGTTTACTGGAATGACTCTTCCGGGCGGAGTTCAGTTTAACGGACAGACTCTTTATAATGAAGCTATTCAAGAAATTGATATATTGGAACGTGAAATGATTAATTCTTATAGTTTACCTGTACTCGATATGGTAGGTTGAAATATATACTTTTATAAATACTCTAAAACAACAGGAGTATTTAATATGGAAAAATATGGATTTGTATATATTTGGAGAGATCGTAAACACAATAGATATTACATAGGGTCACATTGGGGAACAGAAGACGATGGTTATGTGTGTAGTTCTGCATGGTTAATGCAAGCATATAAGAAAAGACCTCGAGACTTTAAAAGAAAAATTATAAAAAGAATCTATTCTAGTAGAATAGATTTGTTAAATGAGGAGTTTAAATGGCTGTCTTTAATAAAAGAACATGAAATTAAGATTAGATACTATAACTTAAATATTAAATCTACTGGTCATTGGACAGCTTATCCAGAAAATGTTAAAACTATTCAAGAGAAAATATCTCTGAAAACAAAAGAAGCCATGCAAAACCCTGAAATAAAACATAATTTTAAAGAAGGTTTAAAGACAAGAGACTGCCGTTCTTCTGATGTAGAAGTAAGAGCAAAAAGATCTGAGTCCATGAAAAAGACAATGGCTGAAAAGTTTCCTAACAGAAAACAAAGAGATAAATTTAGATCAGAAGAATACTGTAAAAATATGGCAGAAAAAACAAAACAACTTTGGCAAAACCCTGGACATAGAGAGAGCGTAAGAAAAAAGATAAGCCAAAGTTTAATTGGTAGACCTTCTCTTTTAAAAAATACTTTTTGGTGGAATAACGGATTGAAGAATACAAGAAAAGCCGAATGTCCCGGTCCAGAATGGATTAGAGGAAAAATATAATGGCAACAAGCGTCTTTTTTAATAATTTTGGTTCAAGTCAAGAACAAAGCTTAATTGAAGATCTTGTCATAGAGTCAATTCGAATCTATGGACATGATTGTTTTTATCTTCCAAGATCTTTAATTAATAAAGACAATATCTATGGTGAAGATTCAATATCTGAATATAATGAACAGTTCATGATTGAGATGTATATTAAGAATGTTATGGGCTTTAAAGGTGAAGGCGATTTCTTATCCAAGTTTAATTTGCAAGTCCGTGATCAGATGACTTTCACAATTGCAAAGCGAGTATTCTTTGATGAGATTGGAAATGTAAGAGGATTTGATCGTCCACGAGAAGGTGATCTAATTTATTTTCCTCTTAATAAGAAAGTATTTGTAGTTAAATTTGTAGAACATGAAGCTGTTTTTTATCAACTTGGTGCTTTACAAACATATGATCTAGAATGTGAATTATGGGAATACTCAAATGAAATAATGAATACCGGATTAGCAGAAATAGATTTACTTCAGAAGAAGTATTCATTTGACATGTCACAATTTGCAATTCTTACTCAAGACTCATTTGTCATAACAGACGAAGATGGATATGATTTAGTACAAGAACAATATAATTTTGTTACGCAAGTTGGTTCAAGTTTTGAAGATAATGAAAATCCTGTTAATGAAAACCTTCAATCTGAAGCAGAAGCTATTATCAATTTTACTGATTCGAATCCATTTTCTGAAGGTAACTATTAATGTTTAATCAGTTCTATCATGGATCACTTAGAAAATACGTTGTTATGTTTGGTACATTATTTAATAGCATCTATATCAATCGCATAAACAGTAGTAATGAAACTGTTCAATCAATGAAAGTTCCATTATCATATGGACCTAAAGAAAAGTTTCTTGCACGGCTTGAAGGTGATCCAACATTCAATCGTCCAGCAATGGTTCTTCCAAGAATGGCATTTGAAATTACGTCTATTAGTTATGCATCAGATAGAAAATTGAATACGCTTAATAGGAACGTTAAAGTCAATAGCGCAAACACAGCATCATTAGCATATCAATATCAATCAGTGCCATATGATATTGGATTTACTTTATACATAATGGTAAAGAATGTCGATGATGGCACGCGTATCGTAGAACAGATATTACCTTATTTTACACCTGAATGGACTATCACTGCTAATTTAATACCTCAATTAGGTTTAAATGTAGATATTCCAATTATTTTAAAAACGATTGGTTCTCAAGATACATATGAAGGTGATTTCATGAATCGCCGGGCTATAGTTTGGACTCTTGATTTTGCAATGAAAGCATATTTGTTTGGACCAACTAAGAAAGGTTCAATCATCAAGACAGTCAATACAAATATCTATGTTGCAAAAACTGAGAATATAGATGATTCTGTAGGTGTAACTGATATTGCATCAAGAATAACTGTAAGGCCCGGTTTACTTGCCAATGGTTCTCCAACATCAAATATTTCACTATCAGTTGATATATCGCAAATTGATGCAAGTGAGAACTATGGGTTTATTATTGAATTTGATAGTTATGAAGATATAATCCAATGAACTCCGATAAAATTATTGCTGACTCATTAGACATTGCTGCATTTGATGAGCAAGTGGAATACATCCCAAGCTCTGATGATGATTATGATTTTGCTCGAAAGAACATTCGTTCTATTCTCGAAAAAGGTTCTATTGCTTTAGATAAGATGCTTGATGTTGCAGATTTATCTCAGCACCCACGAAGTTATGAAGTAGTCTCAACACTTATTAAATCATTATCCGATTCAAGCAAAGATCTATTAGAGCTTGCTGAGAAAAAGAATCGTATTGAAAAAGGTAAAGATGTTGATGGTAATAAAACTATAAATAATAACTTATACATCTCAACCTCTGAACTATTGAAGTTAATAAAGAATAAATGAGTGAAGCATATCTTGGTAACCCACTTCTAAAGAAATCTAATGTAAAATTTAATTTTACAAAAGAACAAATTGAAGAATACATAAAAGCCTCTGAAGATCCAGAGTACTTTATATTAAACTATTGTTATATTGAAACTCTTGATCATGGTCTGATTAAGTTTGAACTATATGATTGTCAGAAGAATAAGATCAAAGTCATTAATGAGAATCGTAAAGTTATTGTTATGGAAGGTCGACAACAAGGTAAGACTACTACTTCAGTTGCCTATATCTTATGGTATACGGTTTTCCAATCTCATAAGAACGTAGCTATCTTAGCAAATAAAGCCGCAACAGCTCGCGGTATTCTTGCAAGATATCAGCTAATGTATGAGAACTTGCCTAAATGGATGCAACAAGGTGTGGTCAATTGGAATAAAGGCGATATTGAACTTGAGAATGGATCTAAGATCTTTACGGCCGCAACAACTGCGGCAGGTATTCGTTCTCAATCAGTTAACTTATTGTATATTGACGAAGCAGCAATTATTCCAAATAATGTAGCTGAACAGTTCTTTACTTCTGTATACCCTGTAGTTTCTGCTGGTCAGACTACAAAGATCATCATTACTTCTACACCATATGGATATAATCATTTCTGGAAATTCTGGAATGATGCACAGAATAATCGTAATGACTTTGTGCCATTGTTTATTCCATACCACGAGATTCCCGGTAGAGATGATAAATGGCTTGAAGAACAAAAGAGACAGTTAGGTGAACTCAAGTTCAATCAAGAAGTTCTTTGTAACTTCCTTGGGTCATCTGCAACTCTTATTGGTTCTGATGCTATTGCTAAGATGTCAATTATTGATCCTATTCATAGTTATGATGGTCTTGATATATTCTTAGAACCAGAACCACATGCGGTTTATGTCATGACCGTCGATACTGCAAAAGGAGTTGGGGGTGACTTCTCTGCGTTCACGGTCGTTGATATATCCACTATTCCATATAGAATTGCTGCTAAATATAAGAACAACGTAATTAGCCCATTGCTTTATCCTAATGTGATTAATGAGGTTGGTAAAAAATATAATGATGCATTTTGTTTAATTGAACTGAATGTAAATGAACAAGTAGCATATATTCTTCATACAGAATTAGAATATGATAACATCTTATTCTCTGTTAAAGAAAAGAGCAGTCAGACAATTACATCTGGATTTGCAAGCAAGAGCATGCGACCAGGAATAGTAATGGATCGTAAAGTAAAAAGAATTGGTTGCCATAACTTAAAATCATTAATAGAAACTGGCAAACTTCTCATCACAGATGCAGACACTATCTCTGAAATTTCAACATTCATTGAAAAAAGAGGTAGCTTTGAAGCTGATGAAGGGTATCATGATGACTTAGTAATGACCTTAGTTATGTTTGCTTGGCTTATAACTACTCGTTATTTTAAAGAAATAAATAGTGTTGATCTTAGAAAAGCATTATATGAAGCTAAGATGAAACAAATCGAAGAAGATATGGTCCCATTTGGTATAATTGATACTGGATTGCCGCCCCCAGCAATAGTGGAAATGAGTGATTTTGATAAATTCTTTTACGATAATGATTAAAATCAAAGAAATATAAATACTAGAACATAGATTAATCACCTTTTCGAGAGGGAGAATAAAAAATGGCATTTCAAGTAAGTCCCGGAATTAATGTATCCGAAATTGAATTAACCACAATAGTACCTGGCGCAGCCACCACAGAAGGTGCTTTTGCTGGCGTATTCCGTTGGGGTCCAATAGATAAACTAGTCCTTGTAGACTCAGAAGAAAATTTAGTTGCTCGGTTTGGAAAACCAACTAATTTTAACCCAGAAACATTCTTTACAGCTGCAAATTTCTTATCATATGGCAATCAACTTTTTGTAAGCCGTGCAGCAAATACGGCTGATGCAACTGGTGCAACTGGTGTTCTTTCTGCTATGGCAAATAGCGCCTCAATTACCAGCAACTTAGTTCATCTAGTTCTCAATGCTGATGATTATGATACAAAAGTTGCAAGTTTTGAATCTGGCGTTCAGTTCATTGCTAAGTATCCTGGTGCACTAGGAAACTCACTTAAAGTTTCTGTTTGCAGTGCTGCTAATCAATACACACAAACCATCGATTTTCTTTCTGGCAATACTGTTGGCACTGCCAATGCATCATTCGGTAATGCAACCGCTACAAAGATTGATTTTACTGTTGGTACCAATACTGCCACTATTTCTTTGGTAAATACTGCTGTTTTGACGGGTAGTACTCCTGTACCCTATGCAAATACAGTTGCAAACCTATTCTCAATTGGTGATATCTTAGAAGTAGGTAACAGTTCAATTGGTAAGCAATATCTTAAAATTTCTAATGTAAGCATTCTTGTAAATAACTCTGCCGGTACAAACACCGGTCAGGCTACGATTACATTAAATCTTGCTTCCAAATATACTCTATCTTCTAATTATAGTTCAAATACTGTCGTAAGAAATTGGGAGTATTTTAATAGTGTAGATTCTGCTCCTGGTCAATCTGAATTTGTGGCAAACTTTGGTAACACCGCAGCAAATGATGAACTTCATATCGTTGTTGCCGATGAAGATGGTAAGTTTACTGGTGTACCAGGAGCAATTCTAGAAGTTTATAAAGGTCTATCACGCGCAACAGACGCAAAGACTAATGATGGAACAGGCAATTATTACAAGACTGTTCTAAATGATAATTCAAATTACATTTGGTGGGCAACTGATCGTTCAAATGCAGTATCTAATACAGCAGTAAATATTGCTTCTTCAACAAATTCAAAGCCATCAACTCTTTCATTTGTTAATGGTTCTGATGGCGCTGATGAAAGCACAATCACTAATGCTGCTCTTGCTCTTGCGTATGATAAATTTAAGTCTGCAGAGGATGTTGATATTTCTTTACTATTACAAGGTAAAGCAAGAGGATCTGCCGGCAATCAATATGCACAACTTGCAAATTATTTGATTGATAATATTGCTTCTGTTCGTAAAGATTGCGTAGCTTTTATTTCGCCTGATCGTGCTGACGTTGTTCAGAACTCAGGTAAAGATGAAGCACAAGATATTGTGGATTTCCGCAATGCACTTACCTCTACTTCATATGCAGTACTTGATTCTGGATATAAGTATCAATATGATAAGTATAATGATGTTTATCGTTATATTCCACTTAATGGTGATATGGCTGGTTTGGCTGTTCGTACAGATAGTGTAAGAGATCCTTGGTATTCACCAGCTGGATTCAATCGTGGTCAAGTTAAGAATGTAATTAAACTTGCTTACAATCCAAGTAAAGCTGATCGTGATCTTCTTTATAAGAACGACGTAAACCCAGTAGTTACTTTCCCAGGTCAAGGAACAGTTCTTTACGGCGATAAGACTCTACTCGGTGCTCCAAGTGCTTTTGATCGAATCAACGTTCGTCGGTTATTCATTGTTCTCGAGAAGACTATTGCACGTGCTGCTAAGGGTCTACTCTTTGAATTCAATGATGAATTTACACGGGCTCAGTTTAAGAATATTGTTGAACCTTTCCTCAGAGACGTCAAAGGAAGACGTGGAATCTATGACTTTAAGGTAGTGTGTGATAGCACAAATAATACCCAAGGAGTCATTGATAGAAATGAGTTTGTAGGTGACATCTACGTTAAACCTGCTCGTGCAATTAATTATATTCAATTGAACTTTGTTGCAGTGCGATCCGGCGTAGAATTCTCTGAAGTAGTTGGTCAGGGTTTTTAATCTAAAGATAAATAAAACAACTATATAGGAGAGCTTAGATGGCATTTAATGTAAATGATATTAGAAGTCAATTAATACTTGGAGGAGCAAGACCATCGCTCTTCCAGGTCACAATTCAAAACCCAGCTAATAGTGCTGGGGATATTAAAGTACCATTCATGGTTGAAGCTGCAGCAATCCCAGAATCAACCATTGGTATGATTCAAGTTCCTTATTTTGGTCGTAAGGTTAAGATTGCAGGTGATAGAGTTTTTGGTGCATGGACTGTTCAAGTAATTAACGATGAAGATTTCCTTATCCGTAATGCAATGGAATCATGGCTAACTTCAATAAATACTCATGAAGGAAATATTACTCAATATGGTGCAGCTTCACCATTGCTTTATAAATCACAAGCACAAGTAGTTCAATACTCAAAGACTGGTATTCCAATTAGAACATATCAGTTCAATGGATTGTTCCCAACAAGTGTAGCTGCAATGGGTCTAGATTGGAATGCAACAGACCAAATTCAAAAATTTCAAGTGACATTTGAATATGATTGGTGGGAAGTTTCTGGAGGAATCACCGGCGACGCTGGTGGTACTTAATAAACATGGGGGTATTTTTGCCCCCATTTTTTAGTGGAAAAATATAATGGCAAGCATTTTTGGATTTCAATTTAAGCGTAAAAAAGACGAAGTAGTTTCTTTTGCGCCTCCAGTCTTTGATGACGGTGCCGTTGCAGTTGCTGCAGGCGGCGCTTATGGCACTTACGTTGATCTTGAAGGATCAGCTAGGTCTGAAGCAGAACTTGTTACTAAATATCGAGAGATGGCAATGCATCCTGAAATTGATGCTGCTGTCTCCGATATTGTGAATGAAGCAATTTCCGATGAAGAAAGTAAAGGTGCCGTTCATCTTAATCTAGAAAATCTTCCAGTTGCACCAAAGATTAAAGATCTTATTACTGCTGAATTCAATTATCTTCTTGAACTATTTGAATTCAATACAAGATCCTATGATGTATTTCGTCGTTGGTATGTAGATGGTCGCTTAGTCTATCATGTTATCATTGATGAAAAGGCACCACAGAATGGTATTAAAGAATTACGATATGTAGATCCACGTAAGATTCGTAAAGTACGTGAGATGAAAAGAAAACCAATTGCTGATTCTGGTGTTTCTGTTACTCAAGTAGAATCAGAATATTACATTTATAATGACAAGGGATTCCAAACAAATATCTCTGCTACTTCAAATGCATTTGGCTCAAATGGATTAAAGATCTCAGCTGATGCAATCCTTGGAGTCAACGCCGGTATTCTTGATAAGAATAATCAATTAGTTCTAGGTCATTTACATAAGGCTATTAAAGCTTTAAACCAACTTAGAACTCTTGAAGATGCTACACTTATCTATAAGATTTCACGCGCACCAGAGCGTCGGATATTTTATATTGATGTAGGTAATCTTCCAAAGATGAAAGCTGAGCAATATCTTCGTGATATTATGACTCGCTTTAAGAACCGTGTAGTTTATGATTCATCAACGGGTGAAGTTCGAGATGATCGTAAATTTATGACAATGTTAGAAGACTTTTGGTTACCACGTCGAGAAGGTGGCCGAGGTACTGAAATCTCAACTCTTCCTGCTGGTCAATTATCCGGTGATCTTGAAGATGTTAAGTATTTTCAACGTAACCTTTATAAATCATTAAATGTTCCTGTCAACCGACTTGAACCTGATAACACATATACGATGGGTCGTGCTACGGAAATTACAAGAGACGAAGTTAAGTTTACTAAGTTTGTTTCAAGACTACAAACTAAGTTTAGTGAACTATTTCTTGATGCATTAGAGAAACAGTTAGTCTTAAAGAGAATCATTGCACCAGAAGAATGGCCTTCACTTGCAAACAAATTTAAGTTTCAGTATTCTAAAGATAATCAGTTTACTCAGCTTAAACAATTAGAAATCATTCGTGAAAGAAATACTATAATGTCTGAAACTGATCCATATGTTGGTAAATATTATTCAACCGAATGGATTAAGCGAAATGTATTACGTCAAGATGAAGATGAAATGCAAACCGTAATGACCCAAATAAATAATGAAATCAAAGCTGGTATTATACAGTTGGCTCCACCTCCTGGCGAAGAACCACCAAAAAAGTAATTTATAAATAGGAGATACGCATGGCAGAAGTAATTGATTTAGTTAAATATGCTGCTGATAATCAGCCAATAGATTTTGGTTCTACTTTTAAAGAACTACTTGGTCAAAAAGCATTAGAAATAATAGACGCGCAAAAACAAGAAGTCGCAGTTTCGATGTTTGGTAATGATCCAGATGAAGATGATTTTGATGATGAAGAACTAGAACAAACTCTTGATGATATTGAAGTAGATGATTTGGAAATTGATGATGAGATCGAATTATCTGACGACGATATAGAAACCGGAGAAGAAGATGAAGACTATTAAAGACATCATAGAACTCTATAAGCCTAAGTCAGCTGACGAAGATCGTTTCGTCAAGAAGCACGTTATTAAGAAAACAGAAGATGCTAATGGCAATAAAGATGATGTCTTTAATGCAACGAATGTTAAGCCTACAGAACGTACACCTAAGCACGGCTATAACCCAGGTGAAGATGAACAAGTGTATGAAGGTTATGAAGAAATTAGATTTGATGATCCAGAAAATAATTCTAAACCATCTGGTTCAACACGTGATTCACGGAGTCGCAGTGAACGTATTGATGCCGAAATGAATAAATTAGGAAATCAATATGGTCGTAAAAATTTAGCTTCAAAAATTAAAAAGAAATATAGCCTTAAGAATGAAGAAACTGTTAGTGAAGACACTCACACAGATCATTTTAGATTTCTTCTTCCTTTACAGAAAGCCGGAGTTCCTGCTCCTTCTAAAGAAAGAGCTATGGACTTAATTGCTAAGCATGGTGATCCACTTAGAGCTGGCAAAGCATATGTTGATCGATATAAGAAAATTAAGAATGCGGCTAATAAAGTTCAAAAAGAAGAAATTGAACTTGATGAAGCAAGAACCAAAAAAAGTCCAATTGAAAAACTTTACAATCGTCCATCAATGCAATTCGCAAAAAAATACACTAATAAAAAATCACCTGATGAAAGAAAGATGGAACGTCTTGGGTTTCCAGCACGTCATCTTCCTAAAGAAAAGAGGTAATTAATTATGCCAACAGTTATCAATAGAAATGGTCTATCAGCCGTAATTCATGTTACGGCTAATTCAACTGTAGTGATTGCCGGTAACTCATCAGTGAGTAATATTGCTTCTGGCAACAGCACAGTATATGAAACGCTTACTGGTGGTAACATTACTCAGATCTGGTGGGGTGCTCCTGCTGGATACTGGACTGTAAAGCGTGGTGCAAACACAGTACTTGTTCTTTCTGAAACAGGTTATTTGGATTTTGCCGGTTGTGGTTCTTCACTTATGATTGATGCAACAGCTAACGTTGTTGCTAACCTTGTGACTTCAGCCACTGGTTTCTTAATGATTGAAGTACAAAAGACACCAACTAGCACAGGTTATACTGCTTAAGGAACAAACATGAAACTTATATGCGAGCAAATAGAAAACGTACGTTACGTTACAGAAGCTAAAGAATCTGGTAAGAAAGATTACTTCATTGAAGGCATATTCATGCAAGCCGATCTTCAGAATAGAAATGGAAGAGTTTATCCTGTTTCTATTCTAGAAAAAGAATGTGCTCGTTATATGAAAGAAGCAGTTCAGCAGAACAGAGCTTA